AGCCAGAATATGATCTGGAGTTAGGTGCAGAAATATCAGAAGATAGAGTTACAGAACTCTTTGAACAAGATATACAAACTGTTATCCAGGACTGTAAAAAAGTCTATGATGATTGGGACAATCTACCAGAAGAAGTTAAACAGATTGTAGCAAACATGATGTTCAACCTAGGCAGACCAAGATACAGCAAATTTCGTAAGCATATACAAGCTGTTATGGATGGCAATTGGCAGGAAAGTGCCAATCAGATGCGTGATTCCAGATGGCACAAGCAGGTGCCAAATCGGGCGGAGCGTTTATGTAAGCGTATGGAAGAGATAGAAGTCTAACCAACTTCTCCCCAATTATCACCTAACTCCTGGTCAACTTTACTTGGAACTTTTAGTTCAAGACCCGTTTCCATAATCTCCTTGATCCTTGATGCTTGATCCTCGGACTCTATACTAAAGCACAGTTCATCATGTACAGTGATCAAAGGACAAAACCCTTCTGCATAACAATCTGCCATAGCCTTCTTTGTTTGATCTGCGGCACTGCCTTGTATAAGTTTGTTCAATGCCTTGTAAGTAAAGGCTCTTCGTATGCTAGGTCCATACTCTTTATGTGCTTCTTCATACTTCAAAGGTTTCTTATAGCCAAAACTATTTGGCTCCCATAAATTAAAACGGCAACGTCTACCTAAGATAGTTCGTATCTGTCCGTATTTAGATGCTCTGGAAGAAACCATATCTGCTAGACCCTTTACAAACGGCACACGAGAATGGTATTTACTCAATAACTCTTTGGCATCTTCTTTTGTTATATCAAGAGTGTTTGCCAACTTACCTATACCCATACCATACATAATACCAAGGTTAACTGTCTTGGCTTGTTTACGATTAATCTCAGCCATATCTGCCACCATCTGATGAAAGTCTGGATCGTCTGTATGATACTGTTCTACAAGTTCATCAATCTTGGGATGTTTATCTTCGCCCAGACTCGCACAATAATGAACCAATAACCTTGGCTCCTGGCTTGAATAGTCAAAGCTACCCCACTTTGTGCCTTCTTCTGGTAGAAACAAACCTCTTATCAAAGACTTAATCTCTGGATCTCTCGCAGGTATCTGCTGTAAGTTTGGATTAGAAGAGGAGAAACGACCTGTAACTGTACCTCCATCATCTGATCTTAGCTGATGAAACTCACAATGTATTCTGCCCTTATGCTCATATCTTAATATACTATCGATAAATGTATTGTTTGCCTTATCAACTTCTCTTAGTTTCAGTATCTTTGATGCAATAGGATGTTCACAAGTCTGTAAAAAAGCTTTTGTAAAAGACGGCTGATTATTGCTCTCTGTTCGTCCGTAAGGAACTTTGTAGAAGTCAAACACAGATGCAATACTTGTTGCAACCCAGGGTAATACCTCCAGACTAGTTTCTTTCTTTATGTCAAGAACTAATTTATCTTTTATTTTTATTAATTTTTTTCTTGCTTTTTCAGCTTGATCAAGATCTACCCTTACACCTTTTCTTCGCATATCTAAAACAACAGGTATTAAACTTGTTTCTAAATCAAATACTGTTTCTAGACTTTGTGACGTAATCTCTGTCTGCAATCTATCCCATAGCTTTAACGTCATAATTACATCTTGCTCGGCATATGCACCAACGAACTTTGCAGGTAATCGCCACATCTCTTCTTTAGCATCTATACCCCAATCACTCGCTGTTGCCCTCAAAAGCTTTTCATCTTTTCTCATGTCTATGTAATCACGTCCTAAAGCATTTAGAGCATAGGAAAACCTATTCTCATCTACCAAAGGTGCAGCAACCATTGTATCTATGATCTTGCCCTTCACATCAACACCAGAGGCATATAGCCATCCCATATCATACATAGAGTTATGCATAATCTTTGGAATGTTAGGAGTGTTTAACTGATCTTTTAACCATGCCATAACTCTGTCTTCTGACAAATTACCACCTGCTTCATGACGTATAGGATAATAACCCATGAAATCCCCACCTGCGATAGCTATGCCAACAACATATCCATCATTGCGTGTCCACCCTGGACCTAGCTTTTTAAGATTTGGATCTCTTGTCTCTAAATCTATGGCAATGTATTTACAGTTTGTTAGATCTGGAAACTCAGTAGGAGGTGTCCAATCATTTTCCATTTGGTCAAGTTCAAGACGTTCAAGAAAATGCATTGTACTGTTATCTCTCATTCTTCTCTCCTCCTAATGCAGCATATCCACATATATCAATCCACGAGTCCTCATGGTCTGGTGTTTCAATCAATCTGGACAACTTAACAGCAATCATACAAGCATACACTTGTTCAACTGTAATATCTTTATCAAGTATTGGACTCCAGAGTTCGGCTATCCTTTTGTGGTTAAGGTAAGCATCACCATAATCCTTTGCCCTTTCACCACTAATCAATACTTTTGCTTTGTCTAAAATTTGTTCTCTTTTCATATTTGATACCTATACTCTGAATTAGTTTCGATTATGTGTAAGTTTTCTTTTGTTCTTGTAACACCTGTGTAAAAGACTCTGTGCTCATCATCTTGATGTTGATTCTTAACACAAGCACGAGATGACTCTGACATAAGTATTACATTGTCATCCTCTCCACCTTTCATTGCGTGTATGGTTGATATATCAATTCTTGGAGACTCAAAGTCTTCTCCTCTTCTAGTCAACGAATCCATATAGAACCTATCATCTTTTGAAACATCTAACATATCTCTTGAATTTGTGTCTTTGGGAGCAATCATTCCATAATTATTAACTAAATCATCATAACCTAGAATAAGATCATGATCTAAAAACTCTAGTTGTTTTGTGACACCACGTTTTATCTTTGCCTTTTCTCCCATTTTGGGAAGTACAGCATACAAGTCTTTAATCATCTGCAAAGGTAACTTACTACCCTTTTGCAAAAGCTCCCAAGTATTCATGTTTTTAATCATATCTTGATTTAAACTTGGTTTTCCATACAAGTTGTACAGATATCCGTCTTCTCTTAAAGCTTCAGCTATGCTTTGTACAATCTTATTGGTACGAGCCATAATTGTCCACGAACCTTGGTCAATGTCCACATCAAACAAACTAAGATGATAGTTAACATTGCCTTCCTTTGCTAAAGGTTTCCAATCCTTTTCTTGTCTATACGATATCCTCTTTACAATCCTATTAGCGACAGAGTACACCGATCTAGGAACTCTATGACTTTGTGTTAAAACTTCTATGGTATCACAGGCATTTATAAAATCTTTTACATCAACACCGTTCCATCGATGAATACATTGATCATCATCCCCCGCATACCAAATCTCTTTTGCATTCTGCTTCATAACATAAACTTGTTCCCATTGCAGTGGAGTTAAGTCTTGTGCTTCATCAACAATCAACAGATCTAGAGAAGGAGAACTTCCTTGATCTACAAAACCTTTAATCATATCCGTAAAATCTACTTTATCATTTTCTTTTTTGTAGTGCTTGTAGACTGCCTCTAACTTTTTTAACAATACCCAATGTAGATTATAATCGTCTGTATCGTTAAACTGTTGTCCTAAAGATATACATCTCATAATTGATCTATGTATAATCTCAAGATACTTATTACCTTCTCTAGCTGATACACTAATCAATCCGTCTTGAATGTTTCTTGCAGTGCCATTATCAAACACCAACCCAACTTCAATACCAATCTTGCCAAAATCATATTTAGACATGACCTGTTCTTTCTTAAAACCTAACCACTGAAAACCTGTTGAGTGCAAAGTTCTGAACCAGGGTGTATCTTCTTCTGTAAGATTTAACTCTGTAGCAACTCTCGATCTAGCCTCCTCAACCGATTTGCGAGAAAAAGATACAAAGCCTATCTTATCTGGTGGTGTACCTTTTTTCAACGCATCACGAACCACGTTAATTAACGTATATGTCTTGCCGCATCCTGGCGGTCCAAAGATCAACTTCTCTGACACTATTTTGTCCTTGGTCTAGTGTTAATCCAATCAGACACATCTTTTCGTATCCATCGCATAGGACTCTGCTTACTCTCAGCACCTAACTTCAATGGTCGTGGAAAGATACCTTCGTCCATCCATCTGTAGATGGTAGACTCGGAAACCTTTATCCATTCGACTATCTCCGTCAATGTGAGAAGCTCCTCTTCTTTAGAATGGGATGTCGGATTCATTACTGCTCTCCTCTATTGGTAATTCAACTTCTTCTTCGTGAAACTCTGGAACCCACCAAACTCGTATGTTTGACCATTTTCCAGTTTCATCATCTTTTAATTTATATACACCATGACAATTCTGACCACCATTCAAGTCTCTTAACCTTTGTTGAAGTTGCGGTCTGGTATAATTAGTAAATCCACGTTGTTTTAAGAACTCTTGTAATCCTTTAATTGTAAAGTAAGTTAGATCGTTTTCCGTCCACGGCTTACCTATATTTAGTTCCTCTGGAGATCTTGCCCTAATTCTACTTGTACAAAACACTTGCAACAATTCTTTGAACTGACCTTTCATTGTTAATTCCTCTGGTACTTCAATAGTTGTAGCTTTTTCTAAAAGACGATTTATCAATGTCTGCCAATCACTAGGCTTCATAATTGGTGGCATATAATTTAACTGCTCGATACAAGCCTCTTGAAAATGCTGTTGCATTTGTAACTGCTTAGTAGATATCTCAAGCCGTTTACCATTTACATCAACAAAGAATAATCTTGGATCTGACAACAATATTGTAAGACCTCCTATCGAAGGTGCAGCATCACCATTGCCTACTCCAAACTTCCTTGTCTTGCATACTTGTTTGTCACAATGGCTTTTTAAAGGCTCTACACTACATTGATACTGATACTCTTTCTTTTCGTGCTGTTTCTGTAAAGCAACTATTTCTGTAGCAGGTAAAGGCGGAGAGGAGTATTTTTGATTAATATCTTCAAACATCTTCTGCCAGGTGTCCTTATCCTTCTTTTGACAATATGTGCATACATTAAATAGAACTGTGTTCCTTGAACCTTGTGGCACACCCAAGTTTAGAAACCCTTGCAAACAAGGAGGAGCATCAGAGAACTCCTCTCTTCTTGTACCAAAATCTATTTTGTTAATATCATATAACGTAGTTTTTTTCTTTTCAGCTTGTGCAAGAAACTGTTCCAAACTTAAATCCTTACCCTTTTCATCAACTGCGTACCGAACTGTCTTATCACTATCAAAGTATGGTAAGTTTATAAAGTTACCTACATCACCACGATCTGCCAATATCTGGTCTTGTTTTGGAAATATCTCACAACCAGAAAAACCTAATGCTGCGGCAATCTCGAACATATGATCACGAAACTCTGCAGCGTTAACCCAATCTTTCATAAATATAAATATATGTGCACCACCAGACTTTGAACGACAAACAACGGCAGGTATCTTCAATACCTTACACTTGTTTACAACCTCTTTGTGGTCAACATTATAGGTATCAATGTCAAGAACACCAAACTTGCATTCATTACCATCGGTGATTGGGATCGATCCAATACCTTTAACACCTTTTAAATGACCTTCTATCATTTCAACAGACAAAGGTGTTTTTACGATAATGCTTTTTGCTTCAGCTTTACCATTACGTCTCATACTGCCCACAGTTGTTTCACCATGTGCTAGGTTAGAACCTTCAAATAAATCAAAAAATTTCTGTGTTACTGACATGAAAAAAAGTAGCAGTGCTATGGAGAAAACACTGCTACTCCACTACACCCTAAAAGGGTGCGTCTTCTTGATTTTCAGAAACAGCCTTGGCTTCTCCCTTCATAACTGAAGATCGAAAGCTTTTCGCTTCATCAAACAAAGCCTTAGAATCCACTAGATCGACTTTCTCTACATTGAGATTGTACCATGTACCTAGTTCATTGGATTCTTCAACTGTCTTTATTCGCCACTTGGTAGCAAACAAAGCAGGTTGTTTGAACTCTCCCTTTTTGTCTTGGATCTTGAACATTGCTATTTGTGTCTTCCACCTACGACTTACCTTTAACGCAGAAGATTTCATATCAATGATAGCAGGTTGTGCACTGCCATCGTCATTCAAGACCATACAATAGTGCTGATCAGACTTAACTAACTGATTACCACTAGGAAGTATCTCTACACTTCTGTCTCTAGTTGTTTGACTAAGAACAGGTGAATCCACTTCTATCTCACCCACAAAGCCACCGCCTTGATCTCTTGGTACAAACTCAAGATACTTTGTTTCCTGGTAGCAAGGTATAACTACTATACCTTTTTCACCATCCCAGAACTCGCCTGTAACAGTATTAAATAAATCACCTTGCGATGCACCCTCAATAAACTGAGGATCACTCTTCTTAATCTGTGGTGATAAAGCTTGTATAGCTCTGATAAAAGGAATTTGTAATTCATTTGTATCATAATTAATACCCTCACCTGCGGACTCAAGTATGTCGTCCATAATTGGTGAAACTGATGTATTAGACTTTGTTGTTATATCTTTTTTATCTGGCATATTTACCTCCCTTATTTTCTTTTAACAACTGCTGTTCGTGCCACAAAAGCACCAAATAAATCCAAATCAATTGGAACACCCTTTTCAACCATATCCCTTACAAATGCTTTAAGGGTCATAGAATGAATATGTGTCTTTGATTCGGGATGAAAACCTTTTTGATCCAGATCCACCATTAGATCTTTAGCAACATTGTCTTCACCTCTACCGAAAGATAAAGTTATGTCATTCTTAATAATATCGTCATAACCATTCTCTCTTAACCAGGCATAAGCCTCGTCCTTCTTATCCATAGGTATTGATGCAGATACAAAACTCTTTAACGAAACAGTTGCACCATCTACGTCAAGTCTGTCTATACCCATTTCATCCATAACTTCTGGAATTTGCTCAAAAGAAATATTTTGTTTAATAGATTTAAGAGTCTTTAAAGAGTTCTCACAATCTTGTATTTCTTTTGTCACTTGGTTCAGCTGATGAACTAAACTTGATAACCTCTTTCCTTCTTTTGGATCGACATTATCAAACGAAGATGATTCAGCAAACATCTCATCCTCTAATAGTAAGTTCTTGTTTTCCATAACAAGTATCTCCTCTTCAGGTTTAGGTTGACAACATAATTGTTATCAATATATTATAGGATAATATGAGGTACTATGAATGATAAGTCAAGAGCAATTTAAAACAAAACCATATAAACATCAAATAAAAGCATTAGAACTTGGTTGGGACAAACCTAGTTTTGCTTTGTTTATGGAGATGGGCACTGGTAAATCAAAGGTTTTACTCGATAATATTACTATGTTGGCAAGACGTAAAAAAATAAACTTTGCTTTCATTATTGCTCCCAAGGGAGTTTATCGTAACTGGATTAGTAAAGAAATACCAGAACATTTTTCAGAAGACATAAAACATGAATGTATATTCTGGAAATCTAATATGAACCAGAGTGAGAAGAAATATTGGTTGAACTTCTGGAAGAATCCTCCGCAAGATAAGTTTATTATCTTTGTAATGAATGTTGAAGCTTTTTCCACGACTCGTGCATTTAAGAATGCAGATGTTATCAGTTCAATGTTTGCAGCCAAAGGTTTAATTGCTTTGGACGAGTCAACCACGATTAAGAATCCAAAAGCTAAAAGAACGAAAGCTTTGTTGAAGATTGCAGATAAGTTTACTTATAAAAGAATATTGACGGGGTCGCCCGTAACAAATTCACCTTTAGATTTGTTTTCGCAGTGTGAGTTCCTAGGAAGAAATATGTTGGGTTATACTTCTTATTATGCTTTTCGGGCAAGATATGCTGTTTTAAACAGCCGTCAGATGGGTAATCATAGCTTCCAGCAAGTAGTAGGGTATCGGCATATTGACGAATTAACCGCAAAAATAGATAAGTTTTCTTTTCGAGTTTTGAAAGATGAATGTCTGGATCTGCCTAAAAAGATTTATACGTCCAGGTATGTTTACATGACTTCAGAACAAATTAAGATGTACGAGGATATTAGAAAGAAAGCTGTGTTAATGTTAGAGAATGATGAGTTTGTATCAACCCCCTCTATGATTACGCAGATGTTACGTCTGCAGCAGATTTTATCGGGACATTTAAAATCTGATGACGGGAATATGATTACCTTTCCAACAAGACGATTAGATGAACTTCTTGAAATTTGTGATGAAGCACCCAATAAAGTTATTATATGGTCAAGGTTTAGATATGATATCATGTCAATCGTAAAAGCATTGAACAGTAAGTATAAAGGAACTGTAGCAAAGTCTTTCTTCGGAGATACTTCTGATAATGAACGTCAAGAGATTGTTCGGGATTTTCAAGACATGAACTCTGAACTTCGGTTTATGGTTGGGAATCCGTCAACTGCTGGTCGGGGTTTGACACTTACTGCAGCAAATACTGTGATTTATTATGCTAATGACTTTAACCTTGAAACTAGAATGCAATCAGAAGATAGATGTCATAGAATTGGTCAAGAAGACAGAGTTACTTATATTGATCTTATATGTGAAGGGACGATTGATGAAAAGATTGTTAAATCTTTAACAGGTAAGATTAAATTAAGTGCCCAAGTATTAGGAGAGGATATAAAAGAATGGCTAAAGATTCCAAAAAAGTAGATAAAGCATTAGAAATTGTTAAGGATTTTAAAAAAGGATGGTTGCCTTACCAAATTGCTGTAGAAAGATTTAGTAAAGCAACAGGTTTAAAGCCTGGTATAGCTGAAGTTTTTTTCAATCAACAAAGAAAATATCCTTCAGTTACACCAGACAAAGACAGTTAAAGGTCGGAACCTTTTTCTAGTTGGGCATAAGCTTTTTTTATGATTACACCTAACTGTCTAGCAATTGTTCTTTCTTGATGTTCAGCAATCTTTTTAATTAATTTGTAAACATCATTCGGGACAGCAACTGTCCTAAATTTTTCTTTAGATTTGTTCATTTAGTCCTCACTTTTCTGAATTATATTTTTTTGCTAATTTTTTCTTAGCAGCGTCTAAAGTAGAAACTGTGTTTTTTGAACTGCCATAAGATCTCCTTCTTCTTAAAACTTCCTTGTTACCATAAATCAAACCACATTGTGCTGTGCAGAAGTGACCAAAATTCATAACATAATTACCATCCCATACCTTATACTTATGGTACGTCATGCCATTATCTTTTTTGTATGTCTCCTCGCTAATGACTTCTGTCCAATTATGGTTAGGATGCTTGTCATATGTAACACCAGGCTTGTCCATCACAACAGTTTGAATGTTTTTCTTTGCCAATGATTGACACTCCCAACATCTATGCTGTTTTCTGTCATAGACTTTAGAACAATATTTTTCTTTATCGCTTTTTATCTCCACTTTTTTTCCTTTCTAAAATTTACTTGTTTGTAAGATATTATTTTTTATATGTTGCTGTCAATAAAAAACAACTTATAAAAAGTTTTCCTAACTCTACCCCAAAAACTTGTTTTTCTTTTTTTCGGGGTAGAATTTTTTATGTGAAGTGCGAGTAAATTACTGTTTCGCACTCTTTTTCTCCACATTTGTGTAAGTTACTTTGCAACACAAACATTTAACCTTGCCTTTTTTTGGTTCGGGAAGTTTTGCTTTACATAAGAAACAATAAACGTCAGCTTTCTTTTCCATATGCAATCTCCTTAAAATATTTTTCTGCATCTTTCTTATAATTAATTATGCAGTATCTCATAATATCAGCAATACTTATTTGTGTATCGGTATCATCAGATAATTTTCGGGATATCTTTTTAATATCGTCTAAATCACTAGTAGACATTCTTAAAACATACGCAGAAAATTTATTATCTATTTTATTCGGTCTTGCCATTTTTACCTCCTTTCATTTTTACATAAACTATTCTTCTGGCTTGTGATTCTGTCAGATTAAACTCCGCAGCCAACTCATCCATGCCATACTTTTTTATCTTCTTATACTCTCTATGCACCCCTCCAAGATTATCACCTAAA